GGTATGTATATTTGCATATTTTACTCTGACATCTCCATCATCATAACCCTTGTTTAGAATCTTTCTAATGTAGATTAATCTATCAGGATCTGTTTTCTTTCTTATCAATGCAAAATCTCTTTCTCCCCCTGCGCTTTCTTTTAAATATTTGTGATATTTCATGTAATCCAAAGTGTATTCTCTATCAACCCATTCATCAAAAGTCTCTTCACCTTTGCCGTGAACTATTACTTTGCTACCCATATATTGCCAAAAATCTTTTATCTGTTTTAGTGGCATCGGTGTTCCTCTACAAAACTCTGGCCATAGTTTGTGGCATCGTAATTCTTTCTTTGGTACGTGGGCCGTGTTCCCTACATGCGCAAACTCTATACCTTGTTGCTTAAAAAATTTTTTGACCCATGAATCTGACGGCGTGCCGCGATAAGTAAATAAAAAAGTCTCATTAGTATGTTTTATTTTATCTAACAACGCAGTCATAGCACTACACCTTTTATCTAGACTAGGTAGATGATAATGGTTGCCTGTTACATCTGTTGGTTTCCATGCTCTCTCATAACCGTAGTAGTCCCATATCGGTCTTATTATTCTTTTACACAGATTGTTTATTGTCTTGCCACATCTATGTCCCTGTTCTAATTGCTCTGCCTCTCTTGATAGTCTGTGATAGTAATCCGCATCTGATCCTGCAAACTCAAATATGGTTTGGTCTGCATCACCGACAAAATAATATTCTTTTGCTTTTGTTGCCATCTTGTCGAGAGCCTCTCTCTGTGGCACGTTGCTATCTTGTGCCTCATCAACTATCAAAGCATCTATGTCCGGCTCTATAGCTTTGTCTATAAAATCCTGTATCATGTCTGCATAATCACAAACGTGATTATCATGTTTGTATTGCACATATGGAAATTCCATCTGTTCAATAGAGTTAAGACTGTATGGTTTGTAAATTTCCTTATCACATGTCTTCCAATGTTCTTTTAATGTGTTGCCTTTGCCGTGTGCATCTGCAAGGTATCTGTAAAATTTATGTTTATCTGCATTAAATTCTGACTCGTTTATTCTTTGTAGATTAAAAAGAGAATCTATCATTGAAAGATTTTTGTGGTCTTCATAACTAAAAACTTCTTTACGTCCGACCAATCTGCTTTTACAATATGCATGTATTGTACAGATATTATATTTCATAGATTTTTTTGTAACACCCTGCATTTCTGGTAGTTTAAGTATCTCATCTCTTATCTCATCAGCTGCAACATTTGTGTGTGATAATATTATTATTCTGTTGTGAGGATATTTTTTTAATAACTCTGTATATTTCTGTGTGATAAACATAGAAGTTTTACCTGTGCCCGGTGGTCCTGATATAAATTTAGGCTGTCTCATCTGTCACCTCTTTGTATTCACCTTCTATTATTAAATCTTCTTTATCTACCTCTTGATCACATATACGCCAAAAGACACAAGATTTTGTGCCGTACTTTCCATGTTTTTTTTCTGCTTTTAATATGTCTTGACATTTCATTGCAAGATCTACTCTGTCTAAATTTATTCTTTGCTTGTGTAGATAGTCCTCAAACTTATCAAGATTAAACTCTAAATGTTTTCTTTTTATGTTGTAATGTGGTAAACCAAAATACGCTAACTCTTTTTTATTTGTATATGCTTTCTCTATTGAAATATAATTTTTAAAATGTTTTACAAATTTTAAATTTTCTTCTGCCTCCTCTACATATTTATCTGACTTCTCTCTTGCCTCATACTTTCTACGCATAATCTCTTCAAAATCTGCGGCTTTCATCTCTGGTATCCAAACAGACGCTTTACTAATTACAGCATCGTAAAATAATTTTTTGTTTCTAAGCGTGGGACCGTCTACTACAATTGTCTTTTCAACGGCCTCACCCTGCACCACAGCGTTTATTTTTACATAATATCTGTTGCTACCATACTCTATTATCTGCCCAATAGATTGTTTTGCTTCTTCGCTTGTGGCTTCTTGTATACCAATC